TGATTATTGAAGTGAGCAGCTGTTCGGAAATACCGTGCAGCTGTTTTTATTTTTGCAGCTGCTTGATGATATCATCCTTTGCTTTAAGCTGCTCATTCAAGGATTCTTTATGCTCCTTGTGTATCTCCTGGAACTCGTGCATCGTGCTTTTATGCTCAGTCCTCAGTTTTTCCGTTTCCTCGTAAAAATCTTTTGACTGGTTTTTCATCTGCTCTTTCATTTCTTTGAGCCAAAACCAAAGCACGGCAACCACGCCAAATTTACTAATGATTTCAAATATGGTTGACTCGATCGCAACCTCTGCACCTGTAAATAAAAATAGCCCTGAAAAAGCAGCGACATCTACAATAATACTTTTGTCCATTTGTTGGGGTTTATAATCAATGAGGGGCAGGTGTTTTACCCACCAAAAGTCTATGTTTTTGTTATTTTTTATTTGTTCAATTTTTAATACCCAGTTACCGTTGGCATCTTGCAGGGGCGTAAAATATCGCCCCTTTGCGTATCGCTTCCCCTCGATCGCTTCTTTCTCCTCCTCCGTTAAAAGTCCGACCTTAGTTTTGCACATTACATTAAACAGCGAATTGAGCCAGCCAATTATTAACCATATCGGGCACATCGGCATCATCCCAACTATCTACATAAGGCATATCTTCAGCACGAACGCCAAATTCTGCGCTATCTGTTGTCAAAAGCACGTCAACGGCTAAAAGTTTATCCAATGCTTTATCTGAAATTGTGTTTAAGTTTATGCTGATTGTAGGATTTACAATCTGTACGTTAAATTGTTCGAATTTGTATGTCATTGTATTTTATTTTTAAGATAGTGTTGTTCCTGTTACTGTGAAAGTGCGAACTGCATAATATGGTGCTGCTCCTGATTTTGCAGATGATGAACCTAAACCAAAATTATCGAACCTAAATGCTTGTGTTGTTGCGCCTGGATTAGTTGTTGAAGTCCAAAAAGATAAATTAGCAGCAGTTCCATTTATTGGAGAATAAGTAATATATCTTGAAACTGAAAAATTACAAATACTAAGCATTTCAGTTATATTTGCCATTCTCCAACCTGTTGTAAATGTTCCAATACTTAATGCTAATGCTGTATCAATACCTGTATTCCAAATTACAGATGCTTGTGAAGTTCTTAACCAACCCAAAACCGTACTACCATCATAGGTACTCCAATCAATTACGATATTATTTGTGTATGTCTGACCGCCTAATTCATCGGTAAAACGATTAGTATTTCCGAAAACATTATTTTCTGCCAAAACCGTAAAACTTGTATTTCGCCCTGCTTCTAAATCACCATCGTCACCCGTTCTATAAGACGTTGTTTGCCCTGTTTTCATTAGTTTTGCAGTGCTACGGCTTACTGCGACTGCAACTGCTTTAATATAGTTCCCTATCATGCTTTTGTGATGTTTAAGTTTACGACTGCGGCTGTATTTACCGTTACTGTTATTTTGCTGCCTGCTGCGATTGTATTCGTTAAAGTATAAGCTACATTATCATCCAATATTGTAGTTGTCGGACTATTCAAAATATTTGTTACGCTGTTAATTTTCATATTATATGGAGCGTAAAAATCAACGGTCAAAGCTGCGATAAGTTCGATTGTATAAACTAAGCCTTGATTAACCCAAACAGTGCCGTTATACTCTAAAAAATTGCCATTTAAAGGCGTTGTTATTGCTACATTGTGCAACTCGTCAAGCTCATAGCCATTGTCAATCTTGACATAAATCTTGCCTTGATTGATGTGAGCATATTCGACATAACCAATTCTAACCTCGTGAAACGGTGCTGAAGGTTTTACGTTTGTAACGCCACCAAAAACAGTAGGGCTTAAATAAAGCGAATCGCCATCTGCCCACGTTTCACCCTGAAGCGAGCCAGTAGTATTGATATTTGTCAACTGACCAACCGAGCAGATAAAACCCTCTTGATTGCCTGCTATATTTTCGCAAACAACTCCGAGAGTTCCCGCGCTATTTGCATCATTATCAGCCTTTGCAAGTTTAACCGAAAGTCTTTGACCAGTTGCACCTGAAACAATAACAACTTCATAGCCTGCCTTAGTGAGTGCTACTAATGGAGTTGTTTTATTTACTACTCTTGCGTGAATATGCTGACCGAGATTTGAAATAGTATTTCCACCTTTAAGACCTAAGTTTACAGTTCCTAAGGTATCATTCCAAACAAGTTGACCTTCGCCCGCTGTTCCTGCTGGTGATGTATTAAAATCAAGTTTATCTAAGTCGGTTATTTCAGAATTGCCTGCTGATTTTCCTGAGGCTAAGACCTGAGACAAAGTCGGAACTGCATTCTGTTGCAAAGTCCATACCGCTGCTCCTGTTGAGGCATCTCCGCAATAATAAACAGCTCCACTATCCAACGACCAAAGACTGCCCATTGCATAACCTTTGGTATTGTCATCATTTACATCAGGAGTGACATTAAAATTATACAATGACCAACGGATTGTATTACCTGAGCTGCCCATCACATATAACCTTCCTGCTTCCCACTTCAACTCAAAGCCAGCACCACAGATTTGAGCAATACCTTTGTTGCCACCTAAACCAGCATCGATTGTGCCTTCTCTAAGCCTTGAATTATTGTTAAAAGATAATCCGAAAAACTCGTCAAAAATTATATCCTCTGGCCCTGTTGTGTTGCCAAGTCCTAAAACCGTTGCGAGATCCGCAGCTCCACCACCGCCACCTAAATCAAAAAAAAAACCGCCGAGCGCAGCAAAAACTGCTAACTGGTCAACTCCGTAAGCTGTTCCTGTGCTATCAAGTACATCATCGTATTCTGCAACGAAGGCAATAACATCTCCTGTTACAATATTTTCGAAAAGGAATCCTGATGTTCCCCAAGATTTGATGGTTGACTGTCCTTTTGGCAATACCAGGAATGGTACTGATTCACTTACTTCCTCGAAAGCTACACCGCCACCGAGTTCATAAATTTTTATTTCTGCAAATTGCTTCATCATTTTATTAGTAGATTATTGGAAATGTTGAAATGTTTTTGTTTTTAGGTTTGCAGCTCGGGCATTTGCCTTCGGGTTCAAAGTCGAATGGCACGAATAATGCGCTGTTGTCGCAAAGATACGTAATAACTTCTTGTTGCAAAAATTGTATCTTGTCTTTTATTGTATCTTTTAAGTAACGCATATCATTTCCTGTTGCAGCAGTTGCAAAGTTCGCCTGTGTAACCTGTACTCCTGCCGATGTAATTTTGAAATGCGCAAAGCTCAAAGACTCTTCCAGGACTGCAAAACCAAGCAAATCGAATAGCTTACCATTCAGGAACAGATTTTCAAGGTCTGTGTCTGTGAATGCCGGCTGAATTGCACCGAATGCAGGATTGTAATTTATGATATTTGCTGTTCTATTTGCTTTCAGTTCATCGAAAAACGCTGCACCAATCAAATTTCTAACATATCTGCGCTCGGCATTGTCCACAAATGGTGCTAACAGATTAGGGTCGAACTGTGTATCTGTCGGAGTGATGCGAATATAACCACCACGAACAACTTCCAATGGTTTTATGAATTGCGCCATCCTAATAAGTTTTTGATTTTAGCTAAAATGTTTTGTGGCTGTTCCTCTTCGGCTTGTACTTCTGCTTCTGCTTCGGTCTGTATCTGCTCTTCTTTGATTGCAGGTTCCAATGTCGGGCCATAGCCAAGGATTTCTCTTCCCTCTGTTTTGGTAAGGAGCATATTCACATCGAGATCACCAGCAAACGATACAGGCACGATGTTTATAAAATCAAGCTCTACGCCCTTCAAAAACTCTATGCCTTCCGTTTCTGCAACCGTATCAAGATATGGCTTCACAATGCCTCTGAGGATAGACTGCTGCATATCATAAATCTTTGTTCGATATAAGATTTCGAACTCAGCACGGATTTGTTGGTTATTACCAAGCTGTCCTGGTGTTGCTTGTACTAAACTTAGCGGAATTTCAAAGCCAGTAGCAATTCTGTCCTTGGCAATATTTGAAAGTTCCATAAAGTAGCCATTGTATGACTGCTCGAATGGTACCCAGTTAGCTTTCAGTTCGGGATTTTCAAGTATTTGGAAGATAACTTTGAAGTCATTGCCTGTATCGGTCATCTTCTGCATAAAGGCCTCTTGATAATCTTTCTGCTGTTCAGGAGTAAGGTCACCAAAGAGCTGCAAAAGTCCTGATGTTGTCAGACCGTTACGGAACTTTGATACATTAAACTTTGCAATACGATATTCAAGTTCGACAAAGTGTTTCGCACCAATCCAGTTGGGTACACCCCATTGATACATCAGCGGACTGTACTGCTTGAGCTGCAACATTGAAGACTTGTCATAACCGTACAACTCTGCGATGTTGGCACCTTGACCGTATTCTGATTCAAGTAAGCTGTCAAGTTCATCAGTCCATCTTGGATATGCTGCGATATCTTTTACTGTTGCAGGAACACTACTCAGTTCAAATTTTTCATATCCTCTGTTTCTTCCTGCATAAGGTAGTATGGCCCAATCGGCAGATACGCCAAAAAAGCGGGTTTTAAGATCGGTGCTGCGGAATGGTCGAACAAAGTTAATATTCTGATGTGAAGCGAAAACAAAACCTTGTACAACATCAAGCTGAGTGAAGGCATTGCCAATTGCAGTATAATCAAAAGCTGCTTTTTTGCACACATCCAAAATCGTTTCACCATCACTATTCTGCCTGCTTAGGATTGCCCAAAGTTTTGATTTCTCTTCAGGTGTTAAAATCTGTGCTGATTTTTCACCGAGGACTGATTTTTCCTTTCGGATATAGAAGCCTTCACCAACGGTATAGTAGGCAACCTTGTTACAGATGGCCTTTGCTGTCGGAGAACTGTTAATCAAAGCAATAATCTGTTCCAATTCACCCTCTCGGACAAATGGAAGATAGTCAAACAGGCCAAACAACGCACGTGTCGGGTCTGAATTTTCGTAGTACAGGTCTTTTGGCAATACGATCTGATCGGCCGTAGTACCTATCTGCATACTGAATAAATTATTTGGCTTGTTTTTCTTACTCATTACTCTTCGCTTTCTGTCTGTTCAGCTTCTGATTTTGGTTTTTTGATTTTCTTAGCAGGTAAATCTAAGCTAAAATCCTTTAATTCCTGCATAGTATTGTCAAAATATTTGAGAAGCTGCTCAGGATATTTGCTATCCAAGTGCGCTTTGATGTATTTTTTAAGGTCATCACCTTCTAATGTACCGAGATTTTTCCCTTTGTATGGCACATTATAGTCTTTGCAATAGTCTTTAACTTTTATCATAGCTTAACATTTTAAAAAAGGCGGCTTTTACACCGCCTTAGATGGATAAATACCCCCTGTTTTAACCAAAAAACCGTATGAAAAACGCTAAGACTAAGTTAGAGCAATGATACCAGCAACACCAGGAGTGAAGACAGTAGCAGCACCATCAACGATAGTGTCGCAGATAAGCTCCAAAGTAATTTGTGATGGGTCAGTCAAGTTGGTACCAGTAGTGATTTGAGTACCTGCACCAAGACGAGCATTAAGGTCAGCAAAGAATCCCCAAACAACTACTTGTCCGTTGTTTTCTTCGTGAGCAACTATGATACCGCAGCAAGATTGTTTTGCAGCAGATACCAAGAAGTTTCTTGTATCCTGGTCACGGCATTGGCCATTGCCAGTAAATGTCTGTGTAAGTGAGTTGTTACAACCATCATCAGAAACATTGAACTGCTCTGTGAATGATTTGCTGTTACGCTTCAATTCTACCTCATAGAATACAGCTGCACCATTCATAGTGATGCCTGTGATTTGCTCTGTACCATCAAAGGTGATTGTCGCTATATCTTCGAAATTTGCTATCCAAATTCTTTTAACACCACCTGCACAAGATTTTGCGCAATTGGTAGTTAAACCTGAAGTAATTGCCATAATATTTTTAGATTATTAGATTTTAAAATTGGGCGGCTGTTACACCGCCCTGATTATTTTTAGAGACCTACTGAGAACAACTCAGGCCATACATAGTTAGTGTTGAACACGAACTTAGCACGAAGAGTGATTTCGTCAGTTTCAGGATTCTGATAAACTTTGAAGAAAGAAGCTCCACCAGTTGCATCAGGTCTAAGGTCAGTACCTACAACGATGTTTGACTTGTGAGTGTAAACAACTTTGTTTTGGTCAGCCAAACCGAAATACTCCTGTGAGATTTCATCCCACTCGTAGTGAGCTTTAACCTTGATACCTCTGTAAGTACCAACGAACTTGTCTTTCTCTTCTTCGAATACTTTGATGAAACCATTACTTACTGCATTGTCTTCAAGATAAGTCAACACCTGATCCCAAAGAAGACCGTTGATGTGAATAATCTTCTCAGATGCAGGCATAGTTTTCAGAGCAGCAGGAGCAGCGTTAACAACATCCTGAAGAAGCTCATAAGCCTGTTGGTTGGTCAAGGTAGTACCTTGGTTAGAGTTAGTGTAAGCACCAACTGTGTTAGCTGTTACCAATTGGTCAAGGTATTTGAAGATACCATCTGCCCAGTTAAGGTTATCATCAGCAGAAGCAACATCACCGTACCAAGCAACACGCTGTACGTCAGATTTGATGCCATCACCTAACTGCTTAGTAAGCAAGTTAAGAAGGATAGTCAAATCAGGATTGCCTTTGGCAGTAGTGTAAAGCGGAGCAAGTAGGTCATAGTGAGTATTGATGAACTCCTCATAGCACATTTTTGTACCAGCCTCAACGTACTGAGCAACAAGAGTACGCTCAGACATATTGCTTACACCTTTGTATTTTGGTGAACAAGCCTGAAGCTTACCAGTTACGTTTTTCATTGCACCGAGAAGACCGATTTTGTATTCTCCTGCATAAAGATTTTTTACGATGGCAAAGTCGCTCATCATATCTTTGTCAATGAACACAGGTTCGAACATGATGTCAATAGCGTCCTGTGCGTTTAATTTGATATTTAAAGATTCCATTTTATAAATATTGATTTGAGTGAAAAGATTAAGCTACAACCAACGCTGTTGTAAAGCTACCGTATTCAGGGCCTGCATTGGTAACTTTTACAGTTACTGTGTAAGTACCAGCAGCAAGCGCACCTGCAACAGTTATTGTTACTGTACCATCAGCAGCAACTACACCAGTATCAGTATTACCATCAACTTCAGCTTCAAGAGTGAAACCAACAAGACCGATAGCACCAATTACATCAACAACTGTTTGGCTTGCACCTGATTGATAAACTGCTGAGTCGATTACCAAGTAAGCACCTCTTGCATTGCTGTTAAGGGCATCAGCTGTGTTAACTGTGATACCTGCAACCAAAGAAGCAGAATCCAAGTTGATGCTGTAAGAAAGAACTTGCTCTTGTCCTACCAACTTGTAAACAATCTCGATTGAAGCATCAGGGCCGATACCGTTGTAAGCCTTAGATACAGCTGTGATGTTCAAAGTTTCAGTACCTGAAGCATAAACAGCACCGTTACCGTTACCAGCTGAATCTGTGATGTTGTAACGTACGAACTCATACTGAGCAAAGTTAGCTGAGTTAAGTGTGAAAGTTGATGAGTTACCACCAGCTGCGATAACAACATTGAATGTAGGAGCTTCTGTGCTGTAACCTACGTTTGTTCCTCTAAGGATAATACCACCGCTGTTTGCTTTAACAAACGGATTTACGGCAGCCTTTTTGAAATTCTTCTCCATTTTTATATTTTTTGGATTTGTTTTAAGATAAAATTATTCTCCGTTCAACTTGCTCTTGATAGATTTCGCAGCATTAACGAGCATTCCTTCGTTTTTGTCTGAGAATTTCTTCAATGCACGTTCTCTACGGCTAAGATTTTCGTTTGTTTGAGTCTGAGCAGTAACTTGTGGTTTCTTCTCGCCTTGTTTGATGCGAGCAATCTCCTCACGAAGTGCTTTGATTTCATTGCTTACAGCTTCGGCTTCAGTCTTTTTAACTTTCATACCTTTAGCTTCCAGGGCAGCAACCATTTCTTCTTCGGTCATTACTTTTTCTTCTTCGACCATTACTTCCTCTTCAGGTGCTTCGATTTCGACTTTATATCCAGCACTCTTAAGAGCTTCGATCATTTGTTCTTCAGTCATCATTTCTTCGATGTTTTGAATGTTGTTTTGAATTATTTCTTCGGGTTTTTCTTCTGCAACAGCAGGCTTTGGCGCAAAACCCAAAAACGCCAAGAATTTTGTAAAGAAAGATTTTTCTTCAGCTGTGATGTTATTGTCAAGTTCTGCCATAAGTTCAGTTGGAACATTTACACAGTTACGAATTTGATTTTTGATACTCGGAGCGGACTCAGGAGTAATATATGTTGAGGCTGACTCAATACCATCTATGAGGCCGACCTCATAAGCCTGTTGAGCTGAGAACCACGTTTCTTTATCCATCCATTGAATAACCTGCGCTTTGGTTTCTTCACGGCTACCATTGATAAGCTTGCCATTGGATTCGATAACATCAACATAGTTTTCTGCAATACGGTCTGACATTGAATCAAGTGTATCGGCTAAACTGCGAAGTGTCTTAGATCCGCCCTCCGCAAAGACAGCGGTGTTATGTATCATGTAAAAGGAATTGGCTGTCATCTTTCTGCTTCCTGTGCTGCCTGCTGCGTGAATCATTGTCGCAATGGATGCACACAGGCCACAAACGGTTACAGAAACATTGTTGTTTTGTCCGTGCCTGCGTAAACGGTCAGCAATGGCAAAACCCTCAGTAACTTGTCCGCCACCTGAGTTCAGAAAAATCTTTACATCTTTTGCATCTTGCAGGTCATAATCAATGTAACGGAGATTTTCGCCATAAAAAGCGTCAATCTCACCGTTAATCGTCATTTCAGCTGCTTCTGCGGTAAACTTATACATATTAAAAAATGAATTTGCACAATTATAACATAAAAAAAATATCATTTTAGTGCAAAAAAATGTCTTTTATATTTGTGTAATAAAATATTATTACTACCTTTGTTCTATCGATATGATAAATGACAATTAAAAACTACCAAAAATGAGAGATTTAGCAGCAATTTACAGAAAACATTTTTTCGTTGAAACAGTACAGGCTAACGATAACCTTTTAATCATTGGCCATACCTTCTTACCAGGTGCAGATTCAAACAAAGTTTATGTTCACAGATGCAAAATAAACCCCGAAAAGTTTGATATTTATTTTGGCGTTATCGGAATGAATTATAATTTTGTATGCAGACACGAGATATTGCAAGTAAGCTACGATGAGATAAGTTCATCAATTATCAAATACGTTCCAAATCTACTAATTTATGCCCATTCCAAATCCTAATCCCGGAGAGCAGTTCGACAAGTTCATCGAACGCTGTATGTCAGATGAGAATATGGTCTCTGAATATCCACAAGACCAACGATATGCCATCTGCTCAATGAAGTTTAACAATAAAGACAAGGCAACCAATCCGAAGAACGAAGAAACATTCACCGACTATCCAAAGGCAGCCACCGAGAATGCAAAACGTGCGCTTAAATGGAAAGAAGAGAATGGAAACAAGAATGACTGCGGAACTCTTGTCGGATGGATGAGAGCAAATCAGTTAGCGAAGAAAGAACCTATCAGCCTCACAACCGTAAAACGTATGGCAGCATTCATAAGACATCAAGAGAACAAAGATGTTAGCTATGACCAAGGATGCGGAGGCTTGATGTGGGATGCCTGGGGCGGTGATGAAGGTATCAACTGGGCAATTAGAAAAATCGAATCACTTAAATAATTAACAATTTTAAAACTACCAATTATGTCAAAGGTAACAGTTCAAAAGTATTATGATGCATTATTATACCTACAAAAAATAGGTAAAATTGAAAACAGTACAAAATTTGCAAAAGATAAAAAAATAAGTGTAAGATTTATTTTAACTTGTGTAGAATTAGGTTTAGTAGAAAAAATAAATAGATTTTATTATTGTAAGTTTAAAGAACCGAAAATTGAAATGGCTCAAGATATTATAAAAGTTATTAATGAAAAAAATAATATTTATTATTCTAAAACACCTATACAGCCACAATTACAACTTCCAACAGATGCACAAATGATTCAACATTTAAAATCATTAGGCTATAAAATTTTAAAACCAGTAACAGAATTTCAAGAACTTTAAAAAACTACCAACAATGAGAACTTTATTTTTTATCCTTATGCTGTCATTCAGCGCAGCAGCTCAACAAACTGATTCAGTTTACTGCATTCAAATCCTTTCTACTCGCACACCTGAGTATATCAGAGCTGAACACTTAGCTATGTGTACACTTGATCAGGCAATGGTCGAACAAAAAGATAGCCTATATCGCATTATGTTTGTTTACGATACATTTGAAGAAGCTGAAATAATGCTTACCACGTGGAAGCGAGCGCACAAAGATGCGTTTATCTGTCGCAGAACCCGAAAACAAGTTTCTCAATACTTTCCTTTTGTTACTAAGCTATGAAAGATATCATAATAGTAATAGTTTTGGCTATCTTGGTATGGCAATTATTACGCTGCGAGTTTCAGCAGGAATACAAGGCACCTGAGCAACCTTTCAATGGCTCAGATACTTTAAAAATCTTTTTTGTTAACGACTCCATCACGGAAATAAAACCTTTGAAATGACAGCAGTAGAATGGTTAATAGAAAATATTTTAAAACACGATAAATCATTTATTGAGTTTTATAATGCTGAAATTCAACAAGCCAAAGAAATGGAAAAGCAGCAGATAATAGATGCTGTAGAATGGGGTAATCGAAAAGGATATGATGAACATAGACTTACTTGTATATTAGATGAAGATGAAGATTACTACAATGAAACCTACAAAAAACATTAACGATACTTGGTTTTGGTAGTTCCAGAAGGGCAGGCCGCTGAACAAAAACTTACCTGACAGCTGGAAAGACAGCATTTTTTAACTTAAAAAACCTTTGAAATGAACGAAGAAACAGAAACAGCAGTTGAGTTTTTATTCCGTATGTATATGGATAAAAAACAAAACCTCACCCTTGCAGACTTTATCAATGCCGTTGACATCGAAACTGAACAGCTCATACAGGCATCACAACAAAACTATCAATCAGAAAACTAACTACCAATGAAAGCAATCTTAATCTGTACAGCACTCGCAGCACTACTGCTGTCATTCAAACTTGCAACACCAGCAAACCCACCATCGGGCAAACCTGCCAAACAGAAACCTGCTCACGTAGAAAAATACATTAAGAGATTTTTGAAGACTGCACAGCGTGAAGCAGACCTTTACAACATTCCTGTGTCAATAACTTTGGCACAGGGTATCATCGAAAGTAACTCGGGCCGATCAGACCTAAGCAGAAAACACAACAACCACTTCGGAATGAAATGGCATCGCAGCAGGAAAGAAAAATACGCTGTGTTCCGTGATGATACTCCGACCGATAGGTTTGTTGTTTATCGTTCAGCTTGGTGGTCTTACCGTGACCATTCGAAGCTCTTAGTTTCTGCCCGGTACAGACACCTCACAAAACTAAAACGAACTGACTATAAAAGATGGGCAAGAGGATTGAAGAAAGCAGGATATGCTACCGCTCCGCACTATGCCACAGCACTAATCAATATTATTGAAACTTATGACCTTGACAAGTACGACAGATGAGACCAATACAGATTGAAAAATCATTCACACAGCACAACCTGCAAAGTTTTCTAACTGAAGCACAAAAATATAAACAGCTCACCCCTGAGCAGGAGATTACAGCAACACCCGAACAACTTGTCAAACACAATATGCTTTTTGTTGTAAGTGTCGCAAAGCAATACGGCAGCAAAGCAAGTGACCTGAAAGACTTAATCCAGGAAGGAATGATTGGACTGATAAAGGCATCACAAAGATACGATCCATCAAGAGGCTTCAAGTTTATCTCTTATGCTGTATGGTATATTCAGCAAAGCATAATGGCATACCTTAGAAATCAGCGTAACCTTATCAGGGTATCGGAACCACAGATAATATCAAATCGGAAGATAATGGAACTGATTGACACGCATACGGAAGAGGAAATCAAAGACAAGCTGAAGATTACCGATAACGTATTCAGAAACTTTATTCATAGTCCATTTACAGAATCAATGGATGATCAATACGATGCAGATTCCGATGATTACACAAAGCAATATGTTTCTGATGATAACTTTTTGGACTACTATGAGAATAAAGATATGGCTGACCGTATCAAAACATTGATGGAAAAATTGTCATTCAAGGAGCAGCATATCATTTACCAAGTTTATCTTATGCCATTCCCGAAAACTAATCAGGAACTGGCAATGGAAATGAAGATGTCACAGCAAGGAGTGAGATACCTTCACGATCGGGCACTCAAAAAACTTAAACTAAAAACCTCCGTTCACGGCCTGTAAGTTCAACCAGGATGCGTTCAGAGATATTGTATTTCGCAGACAGTTCTTTTATTGTCTGCGTTTTTGTTTTGTTTCCTATGCTGTCATAAAACTCGCAGATGGCACAATACTGCAAAACTCTGCGCTCTGTAACGATGCCCGATTCAATGAGCATATCAGATAGCGTTTCAGGAGTGATGATTTCCATCTGCTCAATGCGCTCTGACAACCTTCGTGCAAACTCGCTTTTAATATTCTCCATACATTCCATTTTCTTCATAGGTTTTAATTGCTTCCATAACCTTGCGGAATACTTTACCTCTGCACGATGAACAGTTGTCCTCCATAATGACATTGGATGTGAAGAGATATTCGTTGTAAATCTCAAACAGATACCTTGTGCGGTCATCACCTTGAGGCAATCCTCTTGGTAGTTCCAACATCCAATCCTTTAACTGGACAAGTTCTTCCCTATGCTCTTCGGGAATGTTGTAAGCTTTGTTTCTCATATTGCTAATAAGATTAGTGCTGCCAAAAATCCTGTACCTGCACCGATGCCAATCAGCTTCCAGGTCTTTTTTCTTCGGGTTTCTTTTACAAGCTTTTTCTGTACCTCTTTGTGTACAATGGCATCCCGATTGTAGCTTTCAATTATCTGTTTGTAACCTGATATTTCAAGTTCCATTGTCTGCAATCTTCTATCCTGCATCATATTCAGTCTTTGATATTTGTTCAAAGTAGAATAGCAGCTGTCCAAGATGGTTTCAGTTTCTTTTAGCACTACCTTATAATGTTTTAGGCTGTCAAAACGTGAAGCTGTCAACTCCATAAACGTGCGAGTGACAATAAATCCATCAGGATGTGGCTTAATTTGCGAGAACCCTGGCAACCAAAGCAGAATCGCTAAGGCTGTGATAAGATATTGGTGGTGCAGGTGGTACATTGATATTTATTTTGATGTTTTTAATCTGCTTCTTTACATCCTCGGTCTGAATGGACAAAATTTGTCCAAAGGTATCAATCTCTTCGGTCAGCTTCTCACGATCTTTCTGCAAAGATACAATACTTTGCAATACCGAATCTCTAAAATTGCGTTCATTTTTCAGCAATTGCTTGTGAAAATTGGTAGTGCTGTCATAAAACAAGTAGGACAGCACCCCAATCAAACCTATTAAAACTAAAATCAGCAGTAAAATTATGTTGTTTTTCATCGTAGCGTTACTTTTTTTCTGATGCGCTCACCTTCTCTTGTATCTCTGTGCAGCTCATCCGTTACCAAATATACTTTGCTATCCAATACCTGACCACTTATCGCAGTAGTACGGTCATTAAACGCTCTTAGTGTGCTGTTACCTATGCCACCGACATTTGGCGCACCGAGCAAACCACCATCTGCGAAGCCTGGTATCCTCGCAGCACTCAGCACAGGTCTTAGCATCTTTGTCTGTTTGGCATTCAGGAATGTTTCACCTACCCGGGCAGCAACCAATACATTGTCACCTTTGCTTGTCTGTGGTATGTTCTGCACACCAACAACTTTGCCACCACTATCAGGAAGTGCAACAGGAGTAACTGCACCACCATCCGCTAATGGCTGTGCTGCAATGATAGCTGTTTGAGCAGCACCTGCAACGCCTGCCAATAAAGCAGCAACTGGCCCACCTTTGATGAATGCTGTCGATACTGCCAATGCTGTATTGATGATGGACTGAATTATTGCCAATGCCTTTGACCTCTTTGCGGCTTGTAGCTGTATTCTTTCCTGCTCTGCTGCAAGTTTCTTCTCGTTCTCAATCTCATTATCCAACTGCTGCTGAAGGAACTGCCTGCGCAATCCTGTGGCGTTTTCAAGTTCTTCATTCAGTTTCTCTTGTCTCTGACTGCTGCGCTCCAACTGTTCCTCAACTTGCTTCTCTGCCCTGGCATTGATAACAGATAAGATTTGATCAATAAACTGAAGACCTTGCTGAACATAACTGGCAATCTCTTCAAGCTGCTTAATCCTTTCATCTTTGATATCATCACCAGTCTTTTTGACCTTATCCCTGTATGCCAACTCAGCAGCAGAAAGTTTTGTGTTCAGTTCCTGCCTTGCCTTATCAACTGCATCGAACTCCTCTTGCTTAATGGCAACACCTTTGTCAGCCTGCTCTTTCAAAAATGCTTCCTGATCGTCAACCGCTCGCTGCTGATTTTTAATTTTTTCAATCTCAGCAAGTATCTTTTTCTCTTCTGCAATACGTATCAATGCCTCACGTTTTTTGGCATTAGTTTCATTTATCAAAAGTTTATTCAGCGTCTCTTCGTTTTCAAGTTCACGCATATCGTTAAACTCTTCAATGAAGCTGATTTCATCAAACATCTGCCTATCTCGCAGTTCTTTCATTTTTTGCAGATTGTCTTCTGCCTTCTGCATTTCTTCTTTGCGATAGGTATCGTTTATCTCCGCTTTCTTATTGGCTGTGTTCTTCTCAATCTGCTCTTCAATCTGTGCCTGTAATTTTTTAACTTCCTCAAGTTGTTTGGCATTGTCTTGTTGAGCTTTTAATAGTTCGGCAGAACCTTTACCAAATGCTTTTAAAAGTTCATCCTCACGATTTTTAGCAGCTAAGACTGCATCATCATATTGCTTTTTGAGTGCTGCTTTTTCCTGCTCTGCACTTTGCTCTAATTCTGCAAGCTCACGTTCACGACTGTCTTTAATGTTCTTGACAATCTCTTCTTGTAGCCTTGTCTGCAATTCTAAAAGCAATGCAGATTTTTCTTGTGCATTCTTTATTTCATCCTGCGCATATTTCTCACGTGCTTGTTTCTGTTTTTCAGCTGCTTGATTTGCTGCTTCTTGCTGCTTTTTTAATAGCTCAACATCTACCTTTAAACTCTTCTCACCAGTCTTTTTATCTTGTTCGACTCGCTGAGCATCACCTGCTTTCTTTGCATCGTTGTAACCTTTGGAGAATGCTTCTGCAATGGTCATACCAGCCTTACCTATTTCAGATTGTTGCTTTCTCAAATCTTCAATGGCACTTTTTACATTGGCACCGAAAACACCTTTAACCTGTTCAGCAAATATCTGTGCCTCTAAGAATAAAGATTGGAATGTATTGACAAAGCTTACACCGACTTGCTGCAATGCAGATACAACCCCCGAAAATACAGCAGGTAAATTATTGAATACACCAATGATATTATTTATTGCAGCTCCTATGCTTGAAAATACACCTTGTAAAAAAGGACTTTGCTTAATGATATTTGCGACTGTATCATACCAACTTGACAGAGCATTTATCAAAATCGGGAAGACAGTAGCTATGACTGTAAGCGGCCCTAATAAAAATTTGACAGCTACCCCAAGTAGATTAAACTGAACATTCCCAAGTTTTAAAAAACCAAATACCTTACTGAATGAATCTGATAAATTACCAAACGCATCTGCCAACGGCTTGAATAAATCTATTATTTCGGCTATGACTTGGAAAAATCCTGTTTCAAGCTGCTTACCAAAGTTCTTTACACCGCCTGTTTGCTTCTCAATCCTTTGTGCAATTTCAATCTGTGACAATGCAAGCTCCTTATTTGTATTGACAGCAGCTTTGTTTTTTTCTGAAAAGTCACTTATCTCATTACTCGCACTTTTGAATGCCTGCGGATATTCCGTAATAGCTTTAAGGTACTCGTCTGCATTACCACGGCCTTCAACAAGTGTTCCTTCCAATTTACCCAATGCATCCTCAAAGCTTATGCCTAAACTTTTACTGAGTGATTCAGCAGCTGCCGATATTGTCTTTGCATCTGTGTTGAAAGTTTCAGCCAGCGCAGTTGTAGATGCTGTGAGGCTATTAAGGTCTTCACCATAAGCACCCGAAAACTCAGCAACCGTGTTTTTCGTTTCGTCAATCTTGGATATAAACTGGTCAAGCTTTTGGATAGCCTGCCCGATCAACTTCGCACCTTGAAATGCAACGAAGCCACCAACTAAAGCCTTACCAAATCCATTGATATTTCCTTGTCCATCTTTTAACTGCTCGGAGAATGCCTCAAAGCCTGGTATCGTTCTTGTAAGCGAACGGTTTATTATTGCAAAAGTCTTAGGGTAGTTACCGACATTGCGTTGAAACTGACCTGTACTTTCGTCAATCTTTTTAAGTTCAGTATCGAGCTGCTGAATCTTAGTTTTAAGTTCCTGACCTTTGGCAGCATTTCTTTCGGCAGCAGATAAGTTTTTGTATTGCTTTCTTAGGTCAACAAGCTGCTGATTCAATTGGTAATAACTACCCTCAGCTGCTTTTGTTCCCTCGGCAGACTTAATGAAATCTTTCTGCTCTTTCCTTGCCTTTATGATTTGCTCATTCGTTGCAGCAATCTGATTTCGGAGCTTTATGTATTCATCGCTGCCCTTCTCAGTTTCTTTAAGTTCTGCATTGAGTTTTTCAAGTTGCTGCTCAAGACCTACAACTTGTCTTGTTAAGTCCGACAAGCCATCAATCTCAATTGATAACGCTATTGTTTTTGCCATTATAGTTCTATTAGTGTAAAGTTAATAAGTTGGTTCGCTTGGAATATTTTGATAGCCTCAAACCATCTTGCATCGGGGACAACCATACAACCAGCCGACCAGTTATCGACAAAGCTGCCAATGCCGCCACGGTGAAAATTGATACCGTAATAGCCTTTAGTCTTTATTGCCTTGTCAAGCTTTCGGTCTTTGTTGCCATCACGATAAATCTCAATCGCACCTGCCTGATAAAAGTAAGGCGCACCTAACCAAAGTGATGACCAGGTTCCCGATGTAACAAACTTATGCGATCCGATAACTTGCTGCTCGCAGGCAACCGCCGCACCCGTTATGCCGCCAACAGTCAACGGATTAAATATGTAAAAATCACCAGGCGTAGTGCTGCACGGCATTACCATATCCGCTATCCTGTTGTTGAATCTCACAACGTAGTCCGCAAACTTGTTGTCGAAGCTCTGATCAGTTCTAATCCAAACAAAATCAGTTACAGGTTTCACCCATCCTCTGATGTTCATCTCGGCATCAATCCATTGCTTTGATGCTGCCAATGTAAGCGGCCCGACAATTCCATCGATGTTGCCGGTGTAATAACCTCGGTCTTTAAGTATCTGCTGAAAGTTTTTCATTATGCTCCTAATGGGTTTATAATTCCTATAATGTTACTAAATGTTGTTGCTGTTACATCATCGTCTGTCGGGCCTTGTTCCAATATCAACCAAGTCTTGGTGCTGCTGTCAGATTGTGCGCTGTACCCATCAATCTTTACCAGTACCCACTCCAATCCATCAATCAGCATCTTGTTTCTGAAGGACAAAGCATTTATGCTTAACAAATCCCAAAAGTAATATGCCTCCAATCTCTTCCCGATGCGCTTCCTGGCATACTCCTGCATCCAAAATGATTCGAATAAACCAGTAACATTTTGATTTAACACAATCTCGGTCGCAAAACTAAGGCTAAAATCTAAGGGATTGTTATAATTGACCATAAAACTTAGCGGAGGAGCAAGCTCAACACCACCTGTAAAGTCATATTTTACGTTTGAATCTGATGGCAGTCCTCTGAATCCTACAAAATACAATATCCTTGGCTGTATATCGGGATTCATTTCCGTTGCTGTCGGATCTAACTGGTAATCCTGTGGGTAAATTAGCGGAATCTGCAAAGAACCTAAGGCTGTTGTTCCTTGGATGCTTGAATCATTGGTGTGTATCGTCTTCGCAAAGAACGGATTTTCCCTCTGTTCGATAACTTCGTTGAATCTGTCCTGTGGAAGTACATATTGTGAACCAAATATCTTAATCGGTTCGTTAAGTTCCCTTTCGGCTTCCGTATCTCCATCTGTTATGTATTCGAATAGTGTTGTTTTTGGTACATCGCTCAAGTTGAACAACTCGGCATCAGGTTCTAAGTCCAGTCCTTGTGTAGAATCTACTGTCGGAACAGCGTAAAAGCCATCTCTCAACTCTTGTGGTATGTTTGTCGGAGCATTGTTCTGCCTGTAAAGATATGGATCAGCAGGTTCAATCAAAACTTGCTGTGCTTGTGGATTCGCTTCGAATCTAAGATTGAACATGTGCTGCAATCCCTTAATCATATCCACTACCTTCCATTCCTTAGAAAGGTATTTGAATGCCAAGATTGAACCGAAAGCATATTCAGCCTCACCAATGATGTTCATCGTAAAGGCATAAACATTTGTCGGGTCAGTACCACCAAAGTTGTGCAACAAACTTATCGTATCACCAGCACTAAAAAAACCGATATCATAGATTAAGTTCGCAGATTTGTTACCTGAACCAGGAGATAAAAAGTCTCCAAAACTTATTGCTTGGTTATTAAAATAAACAGGAGTTGCACCAATGCAAGCACCTACTACAAAACTATAAGTTCCCGATGCGCTTGTCACAGACGCAGATACAGATATCTGATAGTAACCTGTGAATGGCACAACATAAAATCCTGTTGCAGTATTGTAAGGAGTTGCTAAGTTCGGCTGTTGATAGCTCGGAAATACATAGGTCACACCTGTGCTGCCAGTTGTTGTTCCAGGTTCTGTCAAACTGACATTGATATAGTCCTGACTAAACTCTTCAGGATATCTCGCAGGCATCGGCAATGGCAATATCAGTCTTTTAAAAACATCGCTATTTAAGAACTGACTTGAGATCGTGTAACCAATCGTGTCGAATGCCTTCTCCAATATTGAACGGATAAACAGAAACGGTGTGAACTCGTCAATACCTACTTGCCCTGCGTTGTTCCATTCCTTCCACTTTATCAAAGTGAATCCATAATAATCACCTGAATCATAAGTGCTACCCCAACCAGCTATCACCGCTGCCGTATCGTAAACAATTGAAGGAAAGTCTAAGTCACGGATTCTGATATCTTTCATTCGGATAGTCCAATCAGCATTGGTGCCGTAAAGCTCAACCTTATAGTTCCTACCCTTGAATCTGTATCGGTGTGACATCAGCACTCCCGATTGCAAAGAAGCTTGCCCTGAAAGAATCTGAACACCACCATCTTCAAAAACGAAAGGCTTCAATGTAGCAGCCGTTGTTTCATTCGCTGTTCCTGCTGCGTACCAATCATCAAACAAGGCATCATTCACCCCTGTGCTTGGTAACTCAATCCCTCGCTTCGAATATGCACCCGACACAAAGCCTTCCTCATCCACCTCGTAAACAAGTGAATAAGTCAATCCGCTCTGTGGCAAGTCCACTACCGTTCCATCAATTGTCAATCTCCTATACATAGCTCATATAAACATCAGGGTCTTTGGAATAAATTGTCAGCTTACCATCAGTAATATCGAAGCTGCTATTGTGTTTTTCTGCATTGCCAAAAATGAACTTGGTAACCAATGTTTCAGGAACATATAGATAGCCAACCATCTTGCTTCGCTTCACCTCGTACTCGCAGGCAATCAGCTTGTAACCTGTGTACAAAGTTACAGCTCCAAAAGTAATAATCTCACTAAAATTCAAAGTAATTTCATTGCCATAAGCACTACCATTTGTCGATGTCCAGGTAGTGTCTGCAAGCGTACTATATCCTGCGTAATCTAATGTCATATTCTGTGGGTTATAATGTCTTGTGATAGGTTCAATGTAAACTCAATCGTAAACAATCCAGGATTCTTTTTCTCAATGACATCCTGATCACTCAACCAACATCTCCAATACTCGCTGCTGTCATTGGGATTCACAACATACACCTCAACCGAATAGAACAAATCTTTTAACCAAGCCATTTCGACATTGGTGACAAGCTTCGTGCATCGATATGCTTTGCTCGCTGTGATGTTCGTTCTCGCTCTGCCGTAATCATCCTGTGTGTGTGGCCAGTTCAATGGCTTCTGAAACAGTTCCGATGTCACACCAATGGCAAGGTCGGTAAATGTAAAATCGTAGTTATCGACACCGCCCAAGGAATTAAGCCAATACAAGCTCAACTGCTTCGGACATAAATCATCAAAGGTATAGGTATGCACATCAGAGTTGATAAAGAATAACATCGATGAAAAAAGCGGAACACCTAAACCTGCTGTAATCGTGTAAGATGCTGCACCTGTAAAGTTCGGAGCAACAGAATTAAAATAAGTTGCAGCAGGTATTGCCTGTAACTGTGGCTTGCCTACTCCAATCGTGTGCATCTCATCAGGCAGTCCACCTAATGTTGCAAGATAGGCTGTATTTATCAGCGTACCTACACTATTGAAAGTTTCAATCCTAATCTGATTCCATTGGCTCAAAAACGAAAGGAATATATTTTCGTCTTGCTGTATCTTTCTGCTTGTCGGACTGTTCGTCAAAAATCTCTTGGCAGTTGTAACCAATGGCACACCAAGAAAATCATCCAAACTCATATCCTCACCGTTCTGCCTTGTGGTAATGCATGCATATTGCAAACCGCTGTAATCTGTTCCAGGGTACACCTCAATTTTTCCTGTGGCATTGTTTCGGTACTCGTACTTGAATGATACCTCAAACTCCAAAAAGCTATCGGTATTATTTACCCTGGTGTCGGCATTCAAGTCACCAAACGTAGAACGTCTGCTTCTTTTTGTCAGATACCGCTGTATGTACTGCTGCACATCAACATAAAAGTAATACTCCAATGCAGGCGGTGTTAAACTCGGAACTGACTGATACGGTGCAACTCTGCCCTCTGCAATGATAATCGTACCACCTGCCGTTGTAATCGTGAACTTGCAATTGGTAATTACATCAGGAGGAAAGGTAGTGTACATCACTTGCCATACTACTGGCCTGTATGCTGATGTCGGATTATAAGTCGGTGATGTTATGACTGCCATTACGGATATATTTCATTGTAAAGCGTAGTGTAATAAGTGTCAAAGTCCTGACCACTCGCAAACGTGAGCTGACAAATCTCAGCCATTTTTTCTTTCTTCGCTTGGTTCGCTGCATTGTAAGCAGATACAAGTGTTGCAGGTACGATAAAACTCACATAGGCAGCAACAGCCAAGGAGAATGCAACCTGATCACCACCTTGCAAATCAATGGCATCTTGGTAATCGTTGGTCAATGTCTCGCTGTCTGTGCTGCTCAGGAGTGTCAGTAAAAATCTTTTCTCTGTCATTATGCTCTTCTTATGTTTTCAATAATTTTATCAATCTTTGCTTCAAATACTGCTGCTGACCACTCCTCTGCAAATTTCATAATTTCCTCTTCTGTGGCATCAATAGTCTTCTGAATAAACTGTGTCGGGCCTTTAACTGGCATACCGACTTTCTTATGCTTTCGGGCAATCGCAAACGCTATGCCTAAACTCTTTCTGTTATCCGTAACACCTAACTTCAACTGCGCAAATCTCTGCAACCCTTCAATGTACTTACTCCTTCCACCTCTTCCCGATGGCTCTGTGAATGGAATCCGATCAGCAGGAACACCCTGGTCTAATGCTATGCCATAACTGTTCAACCAAATCTCAATCTTTCTTCCTCCGATCGTACTCAGTATTCGGCTCTCGATACTTTCGACCAAATCTCCTGTCATTATGTGGTTCGCAATTTTTAATTGCTGCCTCATCTCTTCTTTGAGTAGTTCCGCAAGATTGTTCAGTAATTCGTTGGCTTCCATGTATCTGTGGGCAAGTTCTATGTTTGGGTATTCTCTTCATCAGCTGTGGCAATATCTTCCAGGTCAACAGGCAAAAAGGATATGTCTAAACTTTGGTCATCGCAGATAGCAGGAACAACCAAATCCAATGTAACTCTAACGCTGCGAGTATCAGCCGTGAATCGGTATGGGTCAAACTCAATGCGATAGTCACCAACATTGAAAGGCGGATTCGACACCGCAGAATAGTCCAACAAATATTGGATTAGCTTCTTTGCAAGTATCTGCAAGGTCTGCTCAAGTTCGATGGTGGTGTCAATCTTGTAGGTCAAAACTCCTTGCTCGTAGGCATAGGTATCTGTAATCAGAAACTCAACCTGGTAAGTATCATAAATCGCAGCTGTATTGCTTTCCATTGCCCGACTGTTTAAAATCGGAGGCAACAATAACACATACGGAAATAAACGACCTGTATCTGATAACGGATCGTAGTTGTTCCCGATGTTGATGTTCATATCCGATGGGAATCCGTAATGATAGAAACGGTAATCGGCATCGTTCTGAACAATCAGATTGAATAAGTTAGATAGTTGTGTTATTGTCATTGTTTCATCATATTTGATTCGTACTCATTCTGTGCAGATTTAAGACTTAGAAAGGCGAATGCCGTGTACAAGGGTAGCTTTGCAGCTTCTTTTATCTTCAGTATGTCACCACCTGCTAAGGTTACAAATGTCGCAAACCATCCGTAAGGTTCAATTAAATCTTTGACACCTGCTTTAAGGCTGCGAGCGTCTGGCTCGTCGTATAGATTTGCAAATCTTTCTGCAATTTCTCGCTTTGTCTCAGCAAAAAAAAACCTACCTGGAATAAATCATCGGCATTCAACATACTTTCAAATAACTTCGCTCGCTCTTCAACCTTGTAATCATCAAAACCCTCACCCTCCTTTCGGCAGAGAACTGCTGCTACTTTTGGCAATGCTTTATACTGCCCATTCATCACATCAGCCAACTGCTTCTCATACTCATTCGCCTCTGCAAAGTCCTCGATTGTACTGTTTTGCATAAATCGCTGCGGAAGATAATATAATTCTCCCGATAATTCAAAGCAATTAAATGTAGTATTTTCAACTGGTGCCAAATAATTTTGATGCACAGCGTAAACTCCTGCAATGTCTTCAGCTTTGCACTTCCGTATCAGCTTCTCTTCAGCACCAGTCCAAAAGGCAATATGCTTGGTGTAATAGTTCAACCAAACAACCAAGTCTTTATTGTCTTCTTCAGGTTCATAATCGTCAATGAACTCCAAATAATCAACGAAGCGACTGATGCTTATCTCGCTCAGTTTTGGCAGTTGGTATTTGATGCCTTCAATCTTGATGTCAATCATTTCGCTTTTGGTTTGCTGATTTTAATCTGTTTCTTCTCTGCCGGTATGGAATGCTGAAAATATTCCTTGCCTTGCTTATCCAAGATGGACTGGTCCGTGATGATGCGCTCACATATCCTGCGAGCTGCAACCAAGTTATTGAGCAGCTGCCTTGTCTGCAAACTCCATTTTTCTGTCTTATCTTCGACCTCACTAATCATCAGGTCAAGATGTGTTTTCATATCCTTAGCGTTAATCATAATAATATAAATTTGTTATTCTTTTTTGATATTACAGATGTTACTGCATAGCGCATCGCATCCAAACTATGGTCAAATTCTTTTATCGCTTCATCCAATGGATTCCCATCGGCATCCTCTTTGTATCGGTAGTTCGAAAGCTCAATGGCAACATCCTTGCTTTCCTTGGTGACTACCAACTCAAACTCATTGATAGCTGATATGCCGTAGGATATACTGTCCTTGCCTTTGTCGGCCTTGTGTACGTTCAGCCTATGCTTGCCTCGAAGATGGTCAATCAAAATCGGGTCAGCAGAATCTGCAATTATCTTGCCTCTGCTCGTCTGTATCGTTCTGTTTATCTCGTTGCCTAACTCATCGATACCCATCCCTCGCTTGTATATCAGCTGCTTAATGTAAATCTTTCGGGTGAGCATATCCAACTTAATCTCAACGAATGCCGCAGGACTGGTGCTGTAACCAAAGTCAAGTCCGTAAATCGGCTCAATGCCAATCTGCCTGTACTCAGCCTCATCAATCGCATTCCATTTCGGATACACCAAACCACCTTCGAAAGGTTTCGGGTCTTGCTGATACATAGCTTGGAACAACCTCGGAGAATTGTCTTGAAACTTTTGCAGTTTTTCAAGGCTGTGTCTTTCGGGCCATAAAGCCTCACCGATGTTTCTCGGATCGTCTTGTCTTTTGTCCGCTGTCATCAGGATACCTGGAAGCGTTAAGACTGTCCACTCGTGTGCATCCTTCTGCTTTAAGATTCTGCCTGACAAGTCATCTTCGTGCCATCTCGTTTGAGTGATTAGGACTTGTGAGTTATTGTGCAGACGAGTAGAGAAAACACCATTGTACCAATCCCAAACTCTTGCCCGGTATGTCATACTGTTAGCCTCAACAACATCTTTTACAGGGTCATCAATGATGCCAATGTCAACTGGTGTACCAGTAAGCGAACCACCAACACCAACGGACTTATAGAAACCAACATTTTCGACAATCTCAAAGATGTCGGCATTGCGCAGGAAAGAACCTTTGGCAGATGTGCGGATATTGGAAGAGTTTAGCCTGGTGTTTGGGAAGACATCGATGTAAACATCATCATCCATAATGCGCTGCACATCACGGTTAAAACTTCGGCTTAAATCGGCAGAATATGAGCAACCGACAATCTTTAACTTTGGGTTTATGCCAAGCAAGTACGCAGGCAATCTTCTCGATGTCAGCTCAGACTTTCCGTGTTGAGGCGGCATAAATACCATCAGCTTTCTAATCTTGCCTTCTGCGAACTTTTGAAGGTACTCAATCAGCAGATTGTGATGCCAGGAGAACTGGTAGTCAGGTTTGGTATGTTTAACGAATCGTTTAAAATCCTTCGCTGCTATCAGTTGTCGGATCCGCTGCAAGTTCAGCAATTCGTTCAAGTTCTCTGAGTTGATCAAGGCCAAGGTTTTCCAGTTTTAATGTTTGTTTTATCTCTATCATTCCACCATCTTCGCCAGTTATCTCGGTGCGGCTTAGTTTTGGTATTAGGTATTCCTGAAGCTCAAGCCAAATCTTCACTCTGTCTTTGGGTTCCATCATTTCGAGGTCTTCTTCGATATGTTCCCCAAGCTTGTTTGCTATCCTCGCCAGGAAGGTTTTTGTTTCGGCTGTGGTTTTGTTAAGGCTACCTTTCGGTCTGCCAGTTGCCATTTTGTGTCCTTTTTCAAATAATCCCATTTATTTCCATTTTTTTAATGGTCATCTTAGCCTTATTTATCATTCTTTAGTACCTACAATCAATTATCTTTCTTTTTTGGTATCAATATACCACTTGAATAAAAAAAGTGTCTTAAATCGGCTATTTTTAAAATCGGGGAAGGAAACTACCAATAACCTTCCCCTGAGAGACAAACTTAAAACCTGTTTACAAAGCACTGCAAAAATATGTTTTTTTTTCGAAAAAGTGAAGTGTTACAAGCGTTACATTTTTGTTACATCAGAACACCCACTAATACTATATTGTAACAATGTAACAGATGTAACAGGTATTATGTATGTATATATAATAGTATAATAGTGTTCCTCATAATGAATGTATTTTCTCGTTACAAGCGTTACATTGTTACACGAGTTGATAATCAATAAGTTATCCGTATCAAAATTGTAACACATTCAAAAAGCTGTTACAAGGGCAAAAAAAAGAGTGCCCCGACATAAGGCACTCTAAAACAAACTATTAACACACTAAACTTGGTCGTTAAAATCGGATTTTTTAAGTAACGAGTTGTAATCCATCGTTGTTTTTCGGCTCACATCACGTCCGAAAATCTTACCAAATTTCTCCGCTGCGTCTTTTATTGCGTAACTTTCAGCAGCGGGTGCAGCCTTCTGAACTCCATCCGTTTTAACTGAGTTCCAATCAGTTGCACCACTTCCCTTGTCTGTTTGTATCGGAGCAGCACCAATACCATCTTGCCATTCTGTTTCTCCAGTAATTGGGTTTGTTACAAATAGTCTAACCGTGACGCAGACGCTGTTTGCGAGGATTTGAACGGATTTTACCTCAACCGACCATTTTGTAAAAATACGTGTTAAAAGATACTCAATTTTCTCAATTGGCATATAATTATACCCCTTAATCATCGGATGTGTTACAAGCCAAGCCTTAGGAGGATCTTGATTTAGCAGTACAGTTAAGGCATTTTGTTTAAGTGATTCCTGTGTGTCTGTGATTAGATCCTGGAATGTTGGAAGTTTTGTGATGTTTGACATTGTGGTAGTTATTTAAAGATTAAGAATTATTTTTTTGCCCAGGCAGGTAAACCGATAACGTGAATTGCAGCTTCTTCTGTGTAACCGTGCCAGTTCTCAGTTTTGAGGCATTTTTTGTAGGTTTCGATATCTGCGAGATATTCTGCTCTGCCGATTGCGATGGACTCTTCATCAAGTTCATAAATTTCGCAATTGAACGGAGCTTCCTTCTCTACTGCAATGAAGAAGAATCTTTTTGCATTGGTCAAGTCCATATACATTGCGGCCTGTACGTGATAGCGGAAGTTCCAAACAGACTTTGCAAATTCAGTTGGACTTGCATCGTTGGTGGTCTTGAGGTCAATCAGTACGTTAAACTTGGTATTATAAAAATCGGGTTTACACTTTGCAGGCATACCACCGAGCTGACCAAATACTGGTATTTCTGCAACACCTTCAGAAAGGAGTGCTGCTGCCTTTGGATGCTTGGCAACTGACTGAGCAATAAGCAATGCCTGTTCGTGCTGTTCTGATGTTACAATCAGCTCCTTACCTTCTGCCGTTTCAAGGAATGCCTCGTATAACATCTTGCCTTCTTTGGTTCTGCGGTCACAAGATGGCATAATAGCATAATCATCCTGGTCGAATAGCACAGAATGCACAAGGCTACCGAAGTTCATTGCTGATGTTGGTTCTTTCTTCTCACCTTGAATATAGGCTTGGAAATGAGCAGGTGATTTGTGGAGTTGATCGAGTGAAGATTTGCTCAGGTACTCGACCATTGAGTGATACTGTTTGTTTGTCATTGGTAGTTATTTTTTAAAATTTTAACGAATTGTTACACAAAGATAATAAAATATTATTACATTTGCACTATCAAACAATATTTTTTCAAAAATCTTAAAAAAAAATGAAGACTTACCAAAAAATCAAGGAACGAGCAGATCGTGCAGGCATCAGCATCCGTGAGTTGTGCCGCAGAACAGGCATTCACAAACAGACATTGGACAAATGGAGCAGAGTTGAACCGCAGACATTGATGTATTTAGAGCGCATAAATGACGAGCTTGGAAAACAAGAGGATGCTAACCTTAAAAAATATCTCGATGAGCGTAAATCTTAGGCCATACCAGGAAGATGGTGTACAAGGCATCCGTAACAGCCTCAAAAAGAATAAAAGAGTGCTGTACGTACTACCAACAGGTGGAGGAAAAACCGAGACCTTTATTTACATAGCAGAAAGAGCGATGTCAATGGGCAAGACTGTGTTCTTCCTGGTGCATAAAAAGAACCTGGTGCGACAGATAAGCGAGCGGTGCAAAAAGTATAATCTTCGCCACGGCATTATTGCAGGTGGATATTCTAAGCAGTATTACTTGCCAGCACAGATTTGCAGCGTTCAGACCTTGAAGAACAGATTGTCTGATGTTCCAGTACCTGATTTGATTATTGTGGATGAGGCACACCATAGTAATGCAGGAACCTGGAAAACTATCTTGGATTATTACTCCGAAATCTATACCCTTGGAGTAACAGCCACACCAATCCGAACAGATGGGCAAGGACTTGGAGATATCTTCCAGGATATGGTATTGGGTCCTACACCTGCGGAACTGGTCAAGATGGGCAACTTGGTGATGCCTGATTATTATACTTTCAAGAATCTTAAAGGATTGGAGAATGTGAAGCTCGATAAGCACGGAGAATACAATAAAAACGAACTTGACAAGTTGATTGAGCAATCGGGATTAGTTGGTGATGCTGTAAAGGAGTACACAAAACTCGCACCGGGTGAACCTGCGATTTACAGTTGCATCAGTATTGCGGAATCTAAAAAGTTGGCAGATAAGTTTCGGGATGCAGGATATACAGCCGAAGCAGTTCACGGTGAGCTGAAAGATGAAGAGATTGAGCGGATATTTAAAGGACTGGCCGACAAGACCATTAATGTGGTTACATTCTGCGACCTGATAAGCGAAGGAACAGACATTCCTGCTGTGGCTGTTGTAGGTCTATGCCGACCAACGATGTCGATGGCCTTGTACTTACAGATTGTCGGAAGAGGATTAAGGCCTTGTGAGGGCAAAGAGAAGTGCATCATATTAGATCACGTTGGCAACATCGGCAGGCATAAGCACCCATTGATGCCAAGAGACTGGTCACTCGAAGGAATGAAGAAGAAACGCAAAAAGAAGAAACAAGAGGAAGAGAAGGAAGAGGAATATTATTTTTGTGAAAGCTGCTACTTTGTTTATGAGAAGACAGAGGAGTGCTGCCCGAAATGCGGATTGGTTAACGAGAAGAAAAAACGTGAGTTAAAAATTGTTCAAGGCATCGCAGTAAAAGACACCACCACCTTGGAAGAGTTGTTGAATAGAAAGGAGCAGCGGAAACAGCAAGGAATGAATAAGACATTGGATGAACTGTGGGAATTTAAGAACTTGAAAGGATATAAGGACTTTTGGGTAAAGCACGTTTTTGAAAGTAGAGTATTGAAGGCAGCGGAAGATGGGAATAAAAAAATAGAAAATACAAAGAATACAAATGAAGAATTATATAAAAAATGGAAAAATACAGTTGACAAAAATTTTAATATAGAAGAAAATATGTCATTCCAAATAAATCTTGCAGAATATAATCTTTTAAGAACCATTACAGATAAATACGGAATAACGCCTGCATCACTTTCTGAATCAGATTTAAAGGCTGCTGTTCACGTTGCCTGGAATACATTTTATAGCCTTAAAAAAGTGAATATGAAAAAAAATTATAAAAAATCTTACTAAAAGTACAACGTAATAAAATATTATTACTTACCTTTACAACCGTAATCAATTATTCACATATTAAAACTACCAAAGTTATGAAAAATGATACTTTTGTTGAGTTCTGCATCGAGCAGGCATTGAAACAACTTGAAACCGCAATGGAACGCTCAAGCGAAACTGCTGATATGGTTTGTGTTGACAAAGAGTACAAAGCTCACGCACAATTAGGAAGTCTTAAAATTATTATCAAAGAAGCTGTGTACTACCTTAAAAAAGCTAAGGATGAACACGAAGCGTAAATGGACTGAGGAGGAAATGAGAATATTGCGAGAGTTGTATCCTCATACTCGCACCGATGAATTGTGCAATATATTGAACAGGTCAGCAAGTTCTGTTTATGGCCAGGCATATTCTCACGGCATCAAAAAAAGTCAGGAGTTTATTGACTACCTTCTCAGTTTAGAAGCTGAAAGATTAAAAAAGTACGGTGCTATTACAAGATACAAGAAAGGACAAACACCTTGGAACAAAAATGTCAAAGGTTACATCGGTGCGAATGCAACAAGTTTCAAGAAAGGTCAGTTGCCTCACAACACTAAGAGCAATGGAGATACAAGATTGGACAAAGAAGGATATGTTCTTGTCAAGATTGACCACAAGAAATGGATTCGAAAACACAAGTTAGTATGGGAAGAAGCCAATGGCCCGATACCGAAAGGTCACGTTATCAGAATTAAGGACAGAAACAAGGAGAATTTTAGCCTTGACAATATGGAGCTGATAACACAAGCTGAAAATATGAGGCGAAACACGATGCACAGATATCCTGAAGAGTTAAAGAAAACTATGAGGGCATTACATAAACTTAAAAAAACTATCAAAAAACGTGGCAAGAAACAAAATTGAGGATTTGAGAAACCTGCTATTTGAGCAGATTGAAAAGTTGATGGATGATGAATCCGATACTGAGAAAGAAACAGCAAGAGCGGAAGCCATTGCGAATCTTGCAAGTGTAATTGTCAGCTCTGCGAAGGTAGAGATTGATTTTCTTAAAATGATGGGCAATGAAGGTACCGGTACTGGATTTATTCCTGTCGAAAAAAAGCAATTAGAATGAAAAAAATATTTATCTTGGCAGCCTTTTCTCTTGGATTAGGCTGCCAAAAACCCGAAACAAGGATTGTAACTGAAACGGTTATAATTTACCGTGATACTTGTGATAGTCAGTTTATGGCGAAAATTGGACAAATTGAGACCAATAACATCGACAGCGTTATTGGTGATGGTGGCAGAGCTTATGGTAGATATCAGATGCACGATATTTGCGTGAAAGGTTCGGGATTAAAAGACTTGCTTGGATATACTCACAAGGATATGTTTGACAGCAGCAAGGCAGAACACGTATTTTGGGCAGCTATGGGAGTTCACTCGCATACCTTTGCGCAAAGAAATGGCAGATATCCAAGCTACGAAGAACTTGCAAGGATGTGGAATGGTGGCCCGAATGGATATCAGATGCAAGCAACATTAAAGTACCTGGAAAAATTTAGAAAATGAAAGAGCAAACACAGTATGACCGAATCAGAGCAGCTCACGCAACAAAAGGAGTGCTATTTCGAAACAATGTCGGCACAGCATATCAAGGGCAGATGGGCAGCATAAGCGGTGACAGAGTTTTGCTTTACCCACGTTTTGTTGAGTTCGGATTGTGCAAAGGTAGTTCCGATTTGATTGGATGGACTGAGATAACAATCACTCCTGATATGGTAGGCAAACGTATTGCAGTCTTCACAGCAGTCGAAGTAAAAACAAAGACTGGCAGAGTAAGTGATGAACAGAAACGATTCATAAAAAATGTTAATGATGCAGGCGGCA